ATCAGGTTCCACACTTGTAGCAGCTCACACACTCGGAATGACTGCAGCACTTGTAGAATTGGATCCCATATACGCAGACGTTATATGCAAGCGCTGGCAAGAACTGACTGGGATACTTCCAATCAACGAACTCACCGGCAAGCCTTACGATTTCATAGGAAGCGACAATGCCTAATCCCCCAAAGACAATCGAGCAGAAGCGCAAACTTGGCAACCCAGGAAAGCGACCACTTCCAGACAAAGCAAACCTGATCGCATTACCAATGGCGAAAGAAACACCAGAACCACTTCGCCCACTTGGATCAGAAGGCCAGAAGATGTGGGAACGCATATGGCAAGCAGGCCGCCTTCTCCAACCACAGATATCGAGCACGTGATGATTCTCTGCGAAACTATGGATGAACGCGTTCAACTTCGAGCGATAGTTTTCAGAGGTGGAGAATGGCGCGACCGCGTCGCATTGCGCCATCTTGATCACCAGATAACTGCAATGCTTTCCTTGATCGCATTTAACCCTGTCGAGCGTTCGCGACTTGGACTCGCAGAAGTCCAGGCACAGACACGCATCCAGGAATTGATGACGCGAGCACGTGGCTAAAAAGAAAATTCAATCATGGCCGCCGCGTTGGATGACGCCGGTGGCTGTTGCAGATCGCAAACGCGGCGATGGCCCTTTATATTCAGAATTTGCAGAAGCCGTATGCAGAGTAACCAAAGACTCCGTCGCAGCACCAGCCGGCGAACTTTTACACCTGCGCGATTGGCAGAAGGAACTTCTCAACCACGCACTAGCACGCAGGCCAGATGGAAGACTTAAACACAGAGTCGCCCTAATTGGCATGGCAAGAAAAAATGGAAAGAGCGCACTCGCAGCTTCGATGGGATTATCAGCTCTCACACTTGGCGGCAACGGTTCCGAAATTTATTCATGCGCAGCAGATCGAGATCAGGCTCGCATCGTATTCGGAACAGCAAAGCGAATGGTTGAACTTGACCCGGAACTTTCTTCGATGTTCACCCTTTACCGCGACGTAATCGAATACAAAGACAAGGGATCCGTTTACCGCGCACTTTCAGCAGAGGCATACACCAAAGAAGGACTCAACCCTTCACCGATCGTAATCTTTGACGAAGTCCATGCGCAGCCAAACCGCGAACTCTGGGATGTTATGTCGCTCGCAGGCGGCGCACGATCCGATTCACTTTTACTCGGCATCACCACAGCAGGAGTCAAGACGCAAGCAAACGGCCAGGACAGCCTCGCATATTCGTTATATCAATACGGCCAGAAGCTCGTAAAGGGAGAACTTACGGATCCGTCGTTCTTCTTTGCCTGGTGGGAACCGAAGAACCCAGAAGCGGATCACAGAGACAAGCAGCTCTGGATTGAATCAAACCCTGGCTTCGCAGATATCGTCGACGCCGAAGATTTCGAGAGCGCAGTCTTGAGAACACCGGAAGCAGAATTCAGAACCAAGCGAACAAATTGCTTCGTATCAACAGCAACCGCCTGGCTTCCAACCGGATCATGGGAAGCCTTGATCGACACAGAGAGAACACCAGAACCAGGCGAAGACGTAATCCTTGCATTTGATGGAGCGTTCTCAAACGACAGCACCGCGCTGATCGCCTGGCTGCTTGGCGGAGACAAACCGCATCTCATGGTTGTAGGAATCTGGGAACGACCAGACGACGCAGAACAAGGATGGCACGTGCCGGTGGCCGAAGTTGAACAGACGATCATCGACACTTTCAGAAATAGCAACTTCCAAACGAAAGAGATCGTCTTCGACCCGGCGCGATGGCAGCGCACATTCATGGTTCTAGACGAGCAAGGAATGCCAGTCGTTTCTTATCCGAACAGCGCAGAGCGCATGGTTCCAGCAACGCAAAAATTCTACGAAGCCGTAGTGAATCAAAGCTTCACCCACGATGGCGATGAAAGAATGGCAAGGCACATAACAAACTGCGTCACGAAGCAATCATCTCGGGGCGTTATGGTTGCGAAAGCAAGCTCGAAGCGGAAAGTCGATGCGGCCGTAGCAGCAATCTTCGGATATGACAGAGCAACGCAACCAGCAGAACCAAAGCCACCAGTGGCTAGGTTCTTCTCGGTTCAACTTTAGGAGCGCAATGAAAAAAATAGATTTCTCACTCGTAGCAGAAGTGACTGGCGTAGCATTAGCAACCACAGGAATCGCAATGCTTTCATTGCCGATCGCATTAATTACACTAGGCACATTCCTAGTATGGATAACAGAAAAGGCTAACTGATGAGTCTATCGAAGCGAATCAAAGCAGCAGAGCAGAAGCGAACAAACAATAGCCAATGGGTCGAACCACTTATCCCAGGACGCCCTGCTTACATGGCCCCATCTGGAATCGACGTCAACGCAGACTCCGCAATTCGAATGTCGACAGTTTATGCCTGCGTAAGATTGCTCGGCGATACGATTTCCTCGTTACCACTTGCAGCATACGTCCGACGCGGCAGAAACAGAATCTCATACGCCAGCGTTTACGGATCGCAACCAGCCTGGATCAACAAACCAAATCCAGAAGCATCGCGCCTAGAGTTTTACGAGCAGATAATCGCTTCACTTAATATTCATGGCAATGCATTCATCCTCACCGTTCGCGACGATATGGACGAAGTACAAGAAGTTTATTGCGTACATCCAGACGACGTTCGTATTGAACGTCCACGTCCAGGAGAGCCAATCATCTACAAGATGAGATCCGAAGAAGGAACATACTCGCGCATTTTGACCTCACGCGAAATGAAACACATTCCACTCTTCAGACTTCCCGGTTCGCTTTACGGCCTCGGCCCAATCGCAGCAGCTCGACTCACGATCGGCGCAGCGATGGCAGCAGACACATACGCAGCCGCCTACTTCGGCAACGCAGCAAACCCAGGCGGCGTCATTGAAGTGCCGGGCGAATTAACAGAAGAGCAGGCAGGCGACATCGGCCGCGATTGGAACGTAACCCACACAGGGCCGTACCGCGCAGGCAAGATTGGAATCCTTTCAGGCGGCGCACAATTCCGCCCACTCACACTCAACGCGCAAGACGCGCAGCTGCTAGAAGCGAGAAGATTCAACGTTGAAGACATCGCGAGATTATTCCGAGTACCGATCAGTCTATTAGGACACCCAGTAGCAGGAGCGATGTCATTTGCCAGCGTTGAAGCCCAGAACCTCTCATTCGTGCAGCATTCACTTCGTCCATTATTGGAACGAATCGAACAATCAATGTCCGAATTACTTCCAGAGCCGGACGGCTTCATCAAATTCAATCTTGACGCATTGCTTCGTGGAACCACACTCGAGCGCTTCGATGCATATACGAAGGGCCTTCGCGAAGGCTTCCTATCATTGAACGACGTTCGCGCCGTTGAAGATTTAGCACCACTCGGAACAGCAGGCGATCAATTCAGAGTGCCATTACAGAATATCGACGCGGCAGATGCACCAGATGTAGGACTCAAACTTCGAGCAGAGATCGCAGCAAGCCTGATCCAGGTCGGCTTCGATCCGAAGGCGGTGACAGAAGCGGTCGGATTACCACCGATGAAACACACAGGAGTACCAAGCACGCAGCTGCAACAAGTCGGCACGATCGATCCGGCAGATCCGGCTTCGGTTTATGAGGTCGAATAAATGCCATATTTCATAAGCGACAAACAAAGCGACTGCGCAGGATGGGCAGCCGTTAAAGAAGAAACAGACGGCACATACACAACAATCGGGTGCCACGAAAATAAGCAAGACGCAATCGACCAGATGGTGGCAATTTCGATCGCAGAAGACATGGAACCAGGCGGCGAAGTAAGCAAGCGCGAACTGCCTAGCAATTACAGACCAGCACTTTCAGAAGATGTACCAGAAGGAAGAGCGTGTGGAAATTGTTTCTTTTACAATGAAGAAAAACAAAATGTAGAAGGAACGAAAGCGTGGTGCGAGCGCTGGAATGATTATGTTGATGGAGCCTATTACTGCAATGCATGGCAACCAGAAACAAATAACAGGCAAGTAGATCTCAGCGTTCCGCAATTTATCAGAGCAAATGCAGAACGTGGCCTCCAATATTTACGCGATGGATATGGCGGAGACGGACTTACAGAAGGAACCAAACGAGCAGCTCGCGACATGGCAGCCGGCAACATAACAGAAAACAAGATCAGGAAAATGGCCCCCTGGTTTGCAAGACACAAAGTCGACGGCCAGGCCCCGAAGAACAGCAACCCATCCGATCCAGGATACCCAGGCGCAGGATTAGTGGCCTGGCTTTTATGGGGCGGAGATTCAAACTTCAGCGACCGAGCACAAAACT